ATGAAAGCTAAGGGCATGGCCAAGGGCGGAATGATGAAGACAAAGGGCATGGCCATGGGCGGCGCTATGAAAACTAAGGGCGGCGCTGGCGGCGGCAAAAAGAAAATGCGTCCGCCAAACAAAAAGAAGAGTGGTTTGTTTGGCAGATAAATGGCGTATTTGCAAAGTAACATCCCGCACTTCAAGTGCTGGGTGCGCAGGGAGTACACGCATAATCACCAGAAATACCACGGCGAATTTATTCACGCCATGGCTATTGCTGTCACGACCATGCCGACAAGGTGCCTGAGCTTTCAGTTAATTTTTACTGGAGCAGAAACCTACGACGAAGATGACGAAGCCAACGTGCATGGCGGCGCTATGTGGGCTCGTATGCCTATCACCGCGTTAGTTGGCGATACTCCTCTCGAAGACTGGCCCGAGCCGATGCCCGTCTGGGCGGCTCAACCGTGGGACTGCAGCTCGCACCATCACGCGGTTTATGTGCTCGATAGAGCAACGCCCTGCCCATGGCTCGCCATAATCGACGGAGAAATGTACCCCGCCAAATACTACTTTACAGTGGATTATGCTGAAAACGAGATTGCTGACGATCCTGCGCAGCACAAGCAAAGCCACGTTCTGGAGTTGTTGGATGCGGGCCCATGGACTGGGAATATTGTCGCCTTACCCAATAATCGGGTGCGGGTCACTCACCCTGCTTGGTTTGAAACCGGAGAGGGCGCTCCAGACTTTAGACCCTCTCAACATATCCATTACTCAAAATCTGATTTAGACTACACGCTTGACGTAAATCAGATCTTCAACAACCTTTACGCAGGTGCGGACGATGGCGACTAGCGGCAGCAGGGATTTCGAACTTGACGTGGCTGACTATGTAGAGGAAGCCTTCGAACGATGCGGGCTGGAGCTGCGAACTGGTTATGATCTACAGACCGCTCAAAGGTCTTTGAACCTCATGCTGGCAGAGTGGGCCAATCGCGGACTTAATCAGTGGACCATCAATCAGAAAACAATAAGTGCAGTAAAGGACACTATTGTATACACGATTGATACAACCGATCCCACGTCCGTCATTGATGTGTTGGATGTGTTTGTGCGCGAAACGGTACAGGGTTCTGTCACCGATATACCGCTCAGCAAGCTATCACGAGCTGAGTACGCGCATATAGCAACCAAGTCGACTACAGGCAAGCCCAATCAATATTTCGTTGACAAGCAAATTTCTCCGACCATCAGCATCTATCCTGCGCCAGACAAAAACTCGGCTTACGTTCTGCACCTCAATGTCCTCACCAGAATAGAAGACGCTGACGCAGGGGCGAACACTATGGATGTGCCTTTTCGCTTTTTCCCATGCCTAGCCGCTGGTCTTGCTTATTACATAGCGCTCAAAAGGGCACCGGAAAAAGTGCCGCTGCTGAAGCAACTTTATGAAGAGGAGTTCGAGCGGGCGCTGTCGCAAGATCAAGCAAGAGCGAGCTTCCGTGTTGCCCCTGATCTCACAATCTATCGGATTGCCTGATGACTTTTGCTGCTGGTAAAAACGCATACGGAATCTGTGACATTACCGGATTCCGGTACAAACTGAAGGATATGCGCAAAACTTGGAATGGCTTGCTCGTCGGTCCAGATCAATGGTCCGCCAAAGAACCGCAGATCAAACCGAATCCAATACAAGCAGATCCAGAGGCAGTTCGAGACGCCCGCATTGACCCGTCAAGCGATGGTAACGATGGCAATTTTTTTATGGTATATACAAATGTGGACAAAGGTATTTTAGGCACACAACTTACATCCTTTGCTATTACGTCCTCTGTGGGAAATGTTGAGGTGACCATCACATGAGCTTTACGCTGTCATCGCTCAAGACAACGATCCAAGATTATCTGCAGGTAGATGAGACCACCTTCAACAATAATCTGGATCGATTCATCAAAGAGAGCGAAAACCGTATATTCAAGCTGGTGCAGTTGCCCGAGCAGCGGAGAAATGTCACGGGTAATACGACCACGAGTAAAAGGTTTCTGGCTACACCATCAGATTTTTTCGCGCCGTTTTCCTTAGCGATTATCACTGGTGGTAAATATCACTATTTACTTTATAAGCATCCCAGCTTTATGAAGGAGTTCAATTCGAGCACCACTGCGACAGGCAGACCAAAATATTATTCTCTTTTTGATGACACCGCTTTTGAGCTGAGCCCCGTGCCAGACTCTGGTTATGACGTGGAGCTGCATTATTTATATAAACCGCCGTCTCTTACGGTTGGCTCTGATTCGGGCAGCACGCTTCTCTCTACGGATCATCCAGATCCGTTGCTGTACGGAGCGTTAGTGGAGGGCGCTGTATTTCTCAAGGAGCCGCCAGATGTCATCCAGACGTTTGAGGCAAGATTTAAAGAAGGGATTGCGAGGATGAAGAACGTGTCCGAGGGACGTGCTACTCGCGATGAGTATCGGTTTGATTTGTTGAGGATGGGTGTGAGCTAGAATGTCAAAAATCAGGGAGCTGGAGGGCAAGAAAATTGCCATCCTTGGGTTGGGCGCGTCACAAATTGATTACGTTATTGGGGTAGAAAACTCCGCAGAGTGGGATGAAGTGTGGTGCATCAACGCCGCGCTGAGCGTTTTCGAGTGTGACCGTATTTTTATGATGGATCCTGCAAGTCGATACCTCGACACGGAGGACGCGGGCGGTCAAACGGACGTGATGCGTCGAATGCTGCCCGAGGTACAGGCCCAGATTTACAGTTGCGAATTGGATGAACGTGTTCCTGCTTTGGTCGAGTATCCAATCGTAGAGGTGATCGAAGATCAGAAATGTGCATACTTGAATAACACGGTTGCCTACGCGATTGCGTTTGGGCTGTATAACAAAGTAGGCCACATGGACCTTTTTGGAATGGACTTCAGTTATAAGCACAACCTGCATTTTGCAGAGGCGGGCCGAGGGTGCGTTGAGTTTTGGGTATCCCGCTGCATCAGTGAGGGTGTGTCAATTGGGGCAAGCCCCCGTTCAGCGCTTTTGGATTCTAATGTGGACCCTCACGAGCGCCTGTATGGCTATCACAGACTTGATGACCCGTTGATGGCGGTAAACGATGTGGACGGTCAGTGGATTATTTGCAATCGCAGTAAATTTGCTGAAGCACAGCAAAAATACAACCTACAGCGTATAGAGTTACCGAGAGCTGCGGAGCCTTATAAGGGATGATTTCTAACATAGCGGATGTTGCACTCGGCGACGTGTGGGTTGAGACCTCTAATAATGGTGGCCACGATCCCGAGTTTTGGGCGCGAGTTACGACAGACAGATTAGTAAGCATTTCTGAGCAGGCGGACCCACACATCAGGATGCAGGCGGAGGCTTTCAGACAGCAGGTTTATGATGTTATTCTGAACGGCATGAAAAGTGCAATCTTCAGTGATCGCACTACGGTGGCTCAAAAATTGCGTGGACAGGGGCACGCTGATTTCGCTGATATATTGAAGGAGTTATAAGTCATGGCGATCACCCAAGCAGTCTGTACCAGTTTCAAGCAAGAGCTGTTGGTCGGCACCCATAATTTCACCGCAAGCTCTGGCAACACTTTCAAGCTGGCGCTCTACACCTCCAGTGCGACATTGGGCGCCAGCACCACAGCCTACGTCACAACTGGGCAGTCTAGCGGCACAAATTATACGGCAGGCGGAGCAAACCTTACTTCAGTAACTCCTGTCGCGACAGGAACTACGGCTGTGTGTGATTTCAGCCCAGATTTAACATTTGGCACAGCTACCGTCACGGCTAGGGGCTGCCTTATATACAACTCCTCTGCCTCGAACAAGGCTGTCTGCGTCTTAGATTTCGGTGCAGATAAAAGCTCGACAGCGGGCAATTTTACGGTGGTCTTCCCCAGCCCGACCGCGACTGGCGCCATCATCAGGTTGGCCTGATGGGCCATGCCACTTACAAACCTAGAATTTAAGGCAGGGATCGATAAAGAGGCCACGGATTACTCTTCCAAGGGAGGTTGGGTCGATGGCAACTTGGTTAGATTCCGCAAAAGCCGCGTCGAAAAAATTGGTGGCTGGATTAAGCTGGGCACTAATGCTTTCCTTGGCGTTGCCCGCGCTCTGCATAGTTGGATTGAGCTGGGCGGCGTTCGGTATCTTGGACTCGGCACTACGTTCAAATACTACGTCGAGTCGGGCGATCTCTATTACGATGTAACCCCGATTCGCTCCACGACCTCAGCGGGCGATGTCACTTTTGCCGCAACCAACGGCTCCTCCACGATCACGGTCACCGATACAGGTCACGGAGCGGTCAACAATGACTTTGTAACCTTCAGTGGCGCCGCCTCTCTTGGCGGCAATGTAACGGCCGCTGTGCTGAACCAAGAGTATCAAATCGTACTCGTAACAGATGGTAATACTTATACGATTACAGCAAAGGATACTTCTGGCGCAACCGTCACCGCTAACGCCTCTGACTCTGGTAATGGCGGATCGAGCACAGTCGGAGCGTATCAAATAAATGTCGGCCTCGATGTATATGTGCAGGCAACAGGTTGGGGCAATGGAACTTGGGGTGCGGGGACTTGGGGATCGACAAGCCCGATTGCCAACACCGGCCAACTCAGACTTTGGACTCACGACAATTTTGGTGAAAATCTCATAATAAATCCGCGGGGCGGCGGTATTTTTAGGTGGGTGGAAAGCGGCGGATTATCCACTCGTGCCGTGAATCTTTCTGGAGTTACCGGCGCAGATCTCGTGCCCACCGTCGGCCTTCAGGTCATCACGTCAGAGATTGATCGCCATCTGATCGTGTTAGGCGCAGACCCTATTTCAGGCGCTTCTCGATCAGGCACAGTTGATCCAATGCTGATCGCATTTTCCGATTCCGAAAATGAACTCGACTTCAATCCTACGGCCACAAATTCTGCTGGCTCCGTAAGGATTTCTGCTGGCTCCTTTATTGTTGGCGCTATAAAAAGCCGTCAGGAAATCTTGATTTGGACGGACACCAGTTTGTATTCGATGCAGTTCATAGGGCCCCCGCTTACTTTTGCGGTGAATTTGGTCAACGAGGGTGCTGGCCTAGTTGGACCAAAAGCCGCTGTGACTGCACCTAATGGTGTTTTCTTCGCAAGCAAAACGGGCTTTTTTATCTACACTGGCGCGGTCAAAAAACTGCCATGCACTGTGCAGGAATACGTCTTTAATGACTTAGACCTTAGTCAAGCCTTCAAGTGCCACATGGGCCTCAACAGCGAGTATGGCGAAATGTGGTTTTTTTACCCAAGCAAAGAAGACGGCACACAAGAAATATCTCGTTACGTTATTTATAACTACGAGGAAAA